TATATCCATAAAGTCTGTTACTGTAGTAATAACATTTGATATAATTTGAGACGTTGGGTATTCTTTTTCAACCAATAAATCAAATTCAAACCCTAAATTCACAATTTGACCGTCACCTATTACAACGTAATCGTTAATCATTCTATAATCAGCTAAGTAATCAGATATATTATTTTTAAGTGTACTAGTTGATGTGTTGGTTAATTTACCACTACCATCCAACCCAAGAATATAAACAAGGATTTTGTTTTGTTCTTCAAATACACCACTTCTAAATGGAACTCCAAATTCACCCGGCATCAAACTAATTCTTGCTTGGTAATCTTTTATTGTTACCGCTCTATTTTGTGAAGCGAAATTATATCTTACTAAATTTCTAATTTCATCTACTGAAGGTTCATCTCTACCACCCAAAGCTGGGACTGGATTGTTTACCGTCAATGAACGCTTAACCAAATTATTTACTGAATTATCCGAACCATTCACAAACATATCAACCAAATTGACTGTTTTAAGCGTATTAGAACCTAAATTGGTGTTAGCGCCTCCACCTACTCTATATTGAACGAACATAGTTGTATTAGCAGTTGGGGTTTCACCTAATGAAAGATTATTGATGAAATCACCTATCCTACTTGTAAGGTTACTATCAACTTCAAATTCGGCTAATGATGTAACATCTTGATTACCTCCACCGAATATTAGTTTAGTAAAACCATTATCAGTAAATTCTTTTACAAATTTTCTAGTTATTCTAGTCCATTTTCCTGGTTTTATACCAGCATTATCAGATGTATCATTTGCATCTTCAATGAATTTTGTATCTTCTGCTAGAGCATCTACTTCCCACCATCTAATATCGAAATCTAAAAAATCGTCAGGTGTTGGAACTGTTTGGTAATCTGAACCGCTTTTGGTTATTATTGAAGTTATCGATAGTACGTCATCATCAGGTAAAATAAGCTCGTAAAATGGAACTACTTCTGATGAAGTCATTGATTTTTGGAAAGTTTTGGTCACTCCATTTAGAACTATTTCACGTTTTGTTAATGTATAATTGGTAATTTTATTGTTTCCATCTAAATTAGGAATTATAAGCCTATTAGGTAGACCACCTGTTGTAAATGGACTTGAGAAGTCTACGTCATCTACGGTTTCAAATACTTTACCACCACCACCTACTTGTACTCCACTTCTTAAAATTGGTGCATATTCTATATTAAACGTATCACCTTTTACGGGTACCGTTACTGAAAAATCCACAATACTTATCGAAGGTCGTTTTCCAGGTATTTTTAACCCAAAGGTTCTTGCCATAGAAAGTACTGAACTCCTTTGCTGTGCATAATCTATTTGTGTTTCTTGAAATGTTCTATCAGTGTTGACAGATAGCATGTCACTTACAGCTGCATTTAGCTCTATAAGCATCATACCAACAGATGCATCGTTGAAATCTGATAAGATATCAGGATAGTATTGTTTAACAAAATCTATCAATTCTGTCCTAATATCAGCGAAGTTTCTACTTGAGTATGCGATTCCTTTTCCCATTGTTTATATTGTTTTTATATAAATATAAACATAAGTAAAAAATTAGATAAATAAAGTTCTTTTAGTATATTTGATTATAAATTAATTATTACAAAGTCTTTGGTCTCAAATACGTCTTCAGTAATGATGTATTCTATCTTAACAACAACCCCATATTGACTCTGTGGAGCCTCGGATGTTGTAACACTTGTAATCTTTAAATTTGGAAGATATTTTCTAACTGCTTCTTTGATTTCGTTTTTAATATCTGCTTCAGAAACTGTATCATAAGGTTCGAATAAGTATTTACGTAAGTTGGCACCAAAATCTGGAAGATATAAACGCTCACCCTTATTTGTTAGTATCAAGTGAAGTAAATCTGCTTTAATAGCTTCAGTATCAGTGGTTGTGAGGTCTAGGAAGAATCCTTTTGGACTGTCCTTGAAGGGATAATTGATATTTATACTTTTATTCGCCATACTGGTAATTTATTAATAAATATCCATAAGTAATGTTTTACTTATAAATTTCTAGGATGTATTTTTAAAATAATATCTTTTAATTCTTCTTTTGTATAATAATCAGGATATACTTCCTCTTTACTTGGACAACCTTCCCCACCTCTTGTCATATTAACTAAATTGCCAGTTCCTAAATCTTTTCTACCATACTTTTTAATTAATTTTATTTCTTCGGTAATAGCTTCATTCCAGGTTAAACCACTCATCAACACTTCTTTGGTATAGCCATGTTTATTAACTATATTATGCCAGTATTGATTTCTATTAGCCTTTCGCCCTACACGATACCTATCTTTTCCAATCCCAATATAAAATATTTCATTTGAGTCCTTTCTTCTATGTAAATATACTATAGCCATACCATATAATAGCTATAATCTTATAAAAGTAAAGTTTTAAATAAAAAAAGGTAGACGTTAGCCTACCTTTACTTTATTTTAATTTATTTAATTTATCTAATTCAGCTTCCCAAGCTGCTTTTAGGTCTACCCAAGGATGTCTTCCCTCGTTACCCTCAATTAGAATTTTTTCCTCACAATGTTTAATTGCTTCTTTAGCATATTCAATTGCGCTTTCTATACTAGGTTCTTCCATATTATCCACATTTTGAACTTCCACAGATTTTACATCTTGAGCATCCTTCTTCATAAATCATACTGTTGACTGCACCGCAATCTCCACATTTTTTACTAGAAGTAGTTCCATCTTCAATATACCTTTTAAGGGTTCTTGCAATTACCTTGGTAAATGAAGTTATATCACCTTTTCCGTTGTTGCACATTTCAACCCCATACTTCACATGCATGCCATGTCTCAAAGACCCTGAAAGCGCTCTAGTAAACATTTCTTCTTCATCTGTCATTCCACTACCTAAGTTATCATGAACCATTTCTTGAGTATCCCTAGTAACAAGACTATAGTGACCTGATTTTATTTTTTTGTTGATAAGATGTGAATGACCTTTAGCTATTTCTTCATCAGTAGCAAACACTTCATATACTTTACCAGCTAATAGACCTATGATTACAGTATAAGTTTTACCTTTAACTTTTGGGTGGAATATTTCACATTCTAAGTCTTTTGGTCTCTTTGGTGCATCGTTATAGGCTATTTCATTTTCAGGTCTTTTATCAGTTTTAGTTACCAATACCCCAGTTCTACATCCGTCACGATATATTGTAACACCTTTAAGGTTTTTCTCCCAAGATTTTATATAAATTTCAGCTACCTCTTCTTCAGTAACAGTTTCTGGTAGATTGATAGTTGAACTAATTGAATGAGTTGTATATTTTTGAATAATGCTTTGAATTTTAACTCTCATCACCCAATTTATATCATTCGCTGAACTATTAGAATAAGGCGTATAATTATCACTTATAAAATCTACCGTCAAATTAACTAATCTTTGTTCTTCTTTCTTGGTTTTGGTATATTTGTCATAAAGAGAAATTATCTCATCATTCAGGTTGTTAGTCCTTATATAATCCATAAGTCCTTTATGGGTTACAGAAAATTCTTGCCATGTATCACCGCTGTCATCTGTAAAATCAACTCTAGTCCCAACATTATCCGGGTTTATTTTCTTACGTCTTAAATACGGGAAAATAGAGAACACTGGTTCTAATCCTGAAGTTGTTTGAGTTAAAATACTCACACTACCCGTTGGAGCTACTGTTGACCATGAAACATTTCGTCTTCCATAAAGTACCATTCTCTCGTATTGAGCTTTGAATGTCTTTTTAAGGAATTTATAAAAAGAATTATTACCAATACCTTCTGTATATTCTGTGTTGATATCACATCCTTTAAAAGTGCCTCGGTAAATAGCTAAATCTATTGTACAATCCAATTCACCTTTCATCTTAATTTTCATTACTTCATTGATAATGTCCATTCCTTCATCAGAATCGTAACCAACACCCATAGCCGCAATCATATCTCCCAACCCTGTAAATCCACATCCAGTTCTACGACCAGAAGCTGCCACTTCACGTATTTTTTTCCAAAGAATAAATTCAGTTCGTTTAACTTCGTTACTTTCACTATCTCTAGCCACTTTTCTTGTAATCTTATCTATTTTCTCTAATTCCAAATCAACAAGATTATCCGCTAACCTTTGTTGCTCATACGATATTCGGTACAACTTCTCAAAATTGATTGTCGCTTTATTAGTAAAAGGATTATCAACAAATGAATATAAATTCAATGCCATAAGTCTACACGCATCATAAGGTTGCATAAATATTTCACCACAAGGATTTGTAGTTATACCTTTATATTGTGGGTAAATACCATCTGGACTATAATTCCAATGTCTATCAATAAAGATTTGACCAGGTTCTGCATTCTCCCAAGCATTTTTAATTATCTCTGCATAAAGTTCCTTGGCTTTAACTCTTTTAAAATAACACCCATTATCTTCGATTAATACATCGTAATCATAATAAGTAAAATCACCAATATATTTAGTCTCAGCATCAATTGGGTAACGTAAAAGGTAATCTTCATCTTTTTTTACCGCCTCCATAAAGTCATCTCGCAATGAAACTGATATGTTTGCACCTGTTATTTTGGTTCTATCACTCTTGATGTTTACAAACTGTG